TTGGTGGTACAAGGCAATAATGCCATAACTTAAATTTAATACAATGAGCAGTTATCAAGAAACACAAAAAGACAGAGATTTCAACAGAATCACTGAATTAATGGGAGACTATTTAGAGTCTCAAAAGAAAGTAAAATCATTACGTAAAGACTTAAATGAAGTCAGAGCTGCAGTCAAAGGAATACTGGACTGGAGTCAAAGAATAGGTAGTGATGAGATTTATGAGCTGAATCAAATAGTGACTTTTATTAATCGTAGTGCAATCAAAAACAAGTAAGCTATGAAAGATAAAAAACCAAGACAGTATCGTTCAAGACAAGGACGTTCTGATAGAAAATACAGCGACAGCATGATTGCAATATTTATTGGAATCTTAGGAGTAGTAATATCATTAATAATATTCAAATTAACTTAAATAAATAGACATGGGATACAGTACAGATTTTAGAGGCAGTTTAAATTTTGATAAACCATTAACAAAGGACATGGTTGAGACATACGAAAAGTTTGCTAATCAGCGACACGAGGATGGCTACCAGCCAAACGGAAAGCCATCAATATGGCTGCAGTGGGAGATTATAGAGCAGAACGGAGAATATCGCTTAGAATGGGATGGTGGAGAAAAATTCTACGAGTACGTAAAGTGGTTAGAGTACGTAATCAAGTACATCTTCAAAGGATGGGGATTGAAACTGACTGGAGAGATTGAATGGAGAGGAGAAGAGTGGGGAGACACAGGTACTATTGTTGTAGAGGACAATAATATTACAGTGATGCTACCAGCAGAATAATTAAAGAATAGCATGGTGCTTGGGAGGTTCGATTCCTCCCTATTCACGACATAAGTCACATAACTTAAATTAAATAAAAATGGCAAACAATTGTTGGAATTACGTAACGTTTAATGGAAACGCTGCTGCATTAAAAAAACTAAGAAACAAGTTCAAGGAGTATGATAAAACCAATTACTTCGTAGAGTTTGGAGACTTCGTACTGGACAAGGGTAAGATTGGAGTTACTCAAGAGGAGCTTGCAAAAAAGTATAAAGATTTTTACCACTACGGAACACGCTGGTGGGACTTCGACTTAGATGATTATCCATGTGATGATGAGGAAACTTTCACTGTTGCTGGAGACAGTGCATGGAGTCCACCAGTAACATTAGTTGAAGAGATATGTAAGCACTACAGCTTGACAGCTGAGATGGAATATGAAGAGTGTGGAGAGGATTTTGCTGGTACAGTTAAATTCAATCATACTGGAACAGTAGAACATCAAGAAATGACTTATCATGAGTACAGATACCATGATTGTGTTCATTCTTGGATGGAAAATCTGCAATACAATTTCGAGGATGAAACCGACAGAGAGGAGTTAGAACACGCTATGAAAGAGCATGATTATGCAGAGGAAAGACACATAAAAGAATTCATAGATATGGTGTTAGAAACTAATTCTGTTGTTAATTCGTAACAAGCGTTTTTTGGGTACGGCATCATATCTTTTTAGGTATGGTGTCATATCTTTTTCCAAAAACATAGTGGAGTTATAACATATTTATAGTACCTTTACAAACCAAGTATAATTAAAATTTAATCAAATTATGAGCATATTACAAAAACTTTTCGAGTCGTTTGACCCAAGCGACCCTATCACAAGAAACAACGCTATCCACATGGCTATGTGTCACAATATAATAAACAATGTTGATGACGAAGAAAACACAATCGATGTTGAGCATGAAGAAGTAGAAGATGATTACCCACTGGGAATATAGTTAGCCATTAATCTGAATTGTAGTTGATTCAAGCAATCGCCTCCATGTTTACGCATGGGGGTTTTTGTGGTACAAAACATAACGAAAATGGATATAAACAAAAAATACTGGACCACCACCAGCTCTGACCAAGGGAAGGTTGAAACGCCATCGTACTACGATGGTAAAAATAATTACAAAGCTATAGACGTAGTGACCAATTTTGATTTAAATTACAACCTTGGAACTGCATGTACTTATATCTTGAGAGCATACAAAAAGCACGAGTCTCCAAACGAGGATATTCAGAAAGCTATAGATCACTTAAATTTTGAATTAAACAAACTAAAAAACCAATAGATGAAGAGAGACATATTTGATGTTTATGCTACAGCAATAGCTAAAAAATTTCATATCACATTAGATGATATGTTTACAAAAAACAGAAGACGAGACATTGTAGATGCAAGGCAGCTGCTTTATTATTTATGTATGGAGAGACCTATTAGAGTTTCCTACATAAAAAGATTTATGGAAGAGAACGGACATGCCGTGACGCACTCCAATATTCTTTACAGCTACAAGAAAGCTAAAGAGTTGATTGATGGGGATGCTGACTTTCAAAACTTTATAACAGAAATATTAAAAAAGTAAAATGTACAGTCTTAAAGAAATATTACATCAAGCATCTGAACAGAATCAGGCAGTTATAAGTGACCAGCCTGTAGGTTTTAATGTTATAAAAAGAGGTGTGAAGATTCAAAAATTTAGTGACCGAATCGAAATACTAAATACTGGTAAAGGAGGTTCGTATTATAAAGAGTGTACACCAATAGAATATTCTTATTTCTATGAAAATGGTTGGAACGTGGGCTGTGTAAAATTAGGCATATCAAACTGTCTGCACAAGCTGGACCTTATTGAAACAAAAATCAAGAATGAAGTGAACACACGGAAAAACGATAAGCATATTAAGAACTTAAAAAATAGAAGAGAAGTAGCTTTGAATAAGTATGCAGAGCTGCAGTTAAAATTAAAATCAATTATTAATTAAATTAAAATCAAATGAGTACAAAACAAAGTTATTTTGAAAAGCTTGTTGCAGTTAATGTAAAGAGCAAGGTAGAAAAAAAAGGTAACCTCGATTACCTATCATGGGCAAATGCGTGGGCATACCTAAAATTAGAGCATTCCGATGCACAAAGAAATGTATACGAATCTCCTGAGACTGGATTAAACTGGTTCACTGATGGCGTTACAGGATATGTAAAGGTTGGAATAGTAGTCAACAGTATTGAACATATTGATTATCTTCCAATTAAAGATTTCAGAAACAAGTCTATTACAGTTGACAAGATTACATCTATGGACGTTAACACAGCTATTCAAAGAGCAACAGCAAAAGCAATTGCTATGCATGGACTTGGATTAAGTTTGTATGCTGGAGAGGACCTATTAGAAACTACAGGACAGGATATTGCAAAAGCACCAGTAAAAGCCAGTGCCAGTGATAAAAAAACTGTAACTACATACGAGCTTAACATTGGAGATACAAACTGGAGCAAGGTGCTGACTTATGTTTCTAAAAACAAAGAGTTAGGATTGGCTACGATAGTAAAGAATCTTGAGACCAAGTATAAGATTAGTGCCAAGGTTAAGACTGAAATCAAAAAAAATATAAAGAATGACTAAAGCAGATATACTCAAGGCTCTTGAGGATGACAGCAAATACTATGGAGAGTTCGGACAACAATACCTGTCCAACTCTGATATAGGTAAGCTGCTCAAGAATCCTACGCAATTTAGAGTTAGCTCTGAATTTACAAAGCCCATGTTAGAGGGCAGATACTTCCATACTAAAATCTTAGAGCCACACAAGTTAGATGACTTTCATGTTGTTGATGTAGCGTCACGTAACACTGTGCGTTATAAAGAGAAGGAAGCTGAAGTCGGAGAAATGCTTTTACTTAAAAAAGAGAAAGAGCATCTTGATTTCCTGTGTACTAAAATGACATCTAACATGGAGATGTGTGACCTCATCTATGAGGAAGGAAATCAGTTTGAAGTTCCTGAGATTCAAAAAATAATGAATTTAGATTGGAAAGGAAAAGCTGATATTATAAACAACGGCAGCGAGTTAATTATTGACATTAAAACAAGTTCTGATATTGATAAATTTATGTACAGTGCAAAGACTTATAATTATGACAGTCAAGCTTACATTTATCAGAGACTATTCAATAAGCCCCTTGTATTTTTTGTTATTGACAAGAGAACTGGAAGACTCGGTATTTTTGATTGTTCTTCTACTTTTTTAAGTGGTGGACAGGAAAAGGTAGAAAGAGCTGTTGAAGTTTACACTAAATTTTTTAGCAATGAATCAACTGAAGACATCAATGCGTACATACATAGACAGACTCTGTAGTCCGTTTAAGTTAACGCCAAAAGAAACTGTTATGTGGATAGAAGTTCCAATGTCCTGTGACAGCGTAGAGCAGAAAAATAAAATTATGTTATCTACATTAAACCATATGGAGCGAACAATTAAAATTAAATAAAATGAGTGAACAAAAAGACAAAATTTACGTAGGAAGTGGAAAATCAAAGTTCGATGGAGACCAAGTGGCTGTATCGGTATGTTTATCTGATCTTCCAAAAGAGTTTATTTTTGAGTACAATGACAAGAAATATGTTAAACTTATTGTACAAAAAAAGAGAGAGGTAGACCAGTATGGTAAGACACACTATGTGGCCATTGATACATTTAAGCCAGAACAAAAAGCTGAAGCTAAAGACGATGACCTTTTTTAAATTTACGGAGCGATAAGACGAAGGGGCTTTTGCCCCTTTTCTTTGCTTCAAACTGTGACGAATGTCACTTTTAAGGGGTTATACTGGACTCTATAATAAAAAAATTAAATCAACTATTACTTATCTATATTTTTAACATTATTATTAACATTATCAACATTAAATAATATAAATAGTTAAATATCAGTAAAATAGATAAAATTAAAACGACATTAAATCGACATAAAATGGACATTACAATATTTAAAGACATAAAACAGACATCTCAGCCCTTCTATAGAAACATAAATTTAATACTTACAAGAATACAGGACGGAGCTTCAAAAGATATAGTAAAAAAGATACGAGCAGAGAAAGACAAGGAAAATAGAAACATTCTCAAGCAAAAATTACCAGCAATTTGTTTCAGTGGCTTGTTTTCTAAAAGAGCTGACAATGCGTTAAAGGAACACAGTGGATTTATCTGCTTAGATTTTGATGGTTACAAATCAAACAGAGATTTGCTGCAAGAAAAAGAGAGACTATCAAAAGATAAATATGTGTACTCTGTATTTATTTCTCCAAGTGGAAATGGATTAAAGGCACTGGTAAAAATACCACCTATTCAAGACAATCATAAAAGCTACTTTTTAAGCCTTCAAAATTACTTTGATAGCGAATACTTTGACAAGACCTGTAAAAATGTCTCACGTGTCTGCTATGAGTCTTATGACCCACTAATTCATATAAATGC